TCATTTTCGAAATGAAAATAAATTTTCTAAAAAGGCTCACCTTGGTAGCGGCAATATGCTAGGAAGAATTAAAAATCTTGGATTCACCATAGAAGATACAAAAAAGCAATTCTTTGAACCGGACAATACTGTTGATTGGCAAGCAATGACTAATAAGTTAATTACTAAAAAAATCAATAAATATTTGGTATGAAGCAGTCGGATCAATGTAATATAATATTTCATTTTTTATATCCTAAAACCTCTATAAGTAAGTTATATCTATTCTCACAACCGCCATTAAATGCTGTATGGGGTACAGTTACATCTGCAATGTACGCACTTCCATCTGCTGGTAAATGATGAACAGAGTTTTGAATTACTAAATGACATCCTCTATTAGTAATAATGGGTATATGAATACGCTCATTTTCGTCCTTATGCCAAGATAAACAGACTCTTGGAGGAAAATTCATTAACCGTACTCTTCCTAGATTATACATAGTTGATAGCTCTGTATATACTTCATAAAAATAAGTGTCTTTTAATATCGGATGAAAAACTATAAAATCCTTTTCAGCTAATTGAATTTTCTTTTTATTAGTATTAATATCATAGTACATTGCTCCGACTGCTTCATACCAAATATTTTTACCATCATACTCGTATATAGAAGAAGTTAGAGCAAGTTGATTATGTTTAAAACCTTTATGGTCAAAATTATTACGGTCTGCAATATAATCCCATGACTTTATTAATTTATCTATAGAGAAACTAAAGGGAAGTTTTTTTACATATTCCTTCACTGGTGGTGGCAGATACCTTTTTGTTGGAGACATGAAAGTATTTATAAATATTTGGACATTTTGCACAAAAGTTCAAGGTTTAGCAGTGAAGAAAAGTATAAATAATAGTGTAATTCATAAAAAGGGGCTATAAATGGCAACAGTTATAAAAGTAAAGCGTAATGAAACTGTAAGTACCCCACCGGGTGCTGGTGATTTAGAGGTGGGTGAAATTGCAATCAATACCGCTGACCAGAAACTTTTTATTAAAGATAGTACCAATGCAATTAGAGAAATTGGTGGTGCGGTCGGTGTTACTTTGCACGATGTAACAACAACAAACAATTCAACATCTAATGATATACACTTAGACGGTTCTAATATTGTCTTTGAAGGATCAACAGCTGATGCAGCTGAATTAACACTTACTGTTGCTGATCCCGATGTTGATAGAACTTTAACATTACCAAATTCAACCGGTACTTTAGCAACAGATGGAGATATACTAGCCTTTTCGGTAGTATTTGGCGGATAATATATGGCAAGTAATTTTAAAAATGCAGGGATGATATGTTCAATGGTAGATAATAGTACGGCAGATGTTTATACTTGCCCTGCTTCACCAGCAACTTCAAGGGCAGTATTACATGCGGTATATCTATCAAACACCTCACTGACTAGTGTAGCTAATTGTGATATTAAAGTTACAGTAGATGGAGGAACAACGTTTAGACATATAGGAAAATCATTAGAAGTTGCAGCTCAAAATACCTTAATATTAGATAAGCCTGTTAATTTAGAAGCTTCAGATATAATTAGGGTGGTAGCAGATGTTACACATCTGGAAGTTTTCCTTAGTATTTTGGAGGTCACCTAATGCCGATGCTTATAAACACAGCAGTTAAATCAGAGAGTAGAGAAGCAGCTATAACAGATGAATATGCTCTTCATGTTTTGGATGTAGATGATGATGGAATACTTTATTATAAGAAAGTCTATATGTCTGGAGAAGAATCAATAAGTATAAATAGCGGAGAAGGTTTCGCTTATAACGGTATAGAAGATTTAGAAGAAAATTTAGATGGCTCTGAAGTAAATGTTAATGCTTCTCTGAAGGGTTATACAGAGTCTGGCCGACAACAATACGAAACTGACCGAGGCGATAGAGCTTTCGATCAAATGAGAATGGATAAAAATAAATTAATATATTATATGAATAGTGATGGAGAATTAGTAGCCAGATATAATCAAAATTATACTTACGCCGCAACACAAAACGGTGCAACAGAAAACTGGATAGGATAAAACAATGGCAGATTTTGTATTAGGAAGAATTAGATTCCAATTTAAAGGCGAATGGACAACAGCCACATCATACATTAAAGATGATTGTGTGGAGTATGGTGGTAATGTTTATGTCGTAAAAGAAAATCACACCTCAAATGCTGATTTTTATGTTGACCTTGCTGCTACTAAAGTAGCAAAGTTTACAAGTGGACAAGCCTGGAAGGGTGCATGGGCCGCAACTACTTATTATAAAGTAGACGAAGTGGTTTCTTGGGGTGGTAAGAATTATATTTGTAACACCGGACATACATCACAAGCTAGTTTATATGATGATACAGCAAAGTGGACAGAATATAACTCTGGGTTTGCTTGGAAGGGTGCTTACACAAACGCAACAGCTTACAAACTAAATGATGTAGTCAAGTATGGTGCATCAACATATATTTGTAACACACAACACACCGCAGGAGCTACATTAGATGAAGCTAAATTTGATCTATTTGCTTCTGGTTTAGAATTTGAAGATTCTTGGTTAGTAGGTACACAGTACCAGTTAGGTGATGTTGTAACCTACGGTGGTTATAACTACGTTGCGGCTAGACAAAATGTAGGAGTTTCTCCTTATAACAATACTTCAGATTGGGAAGTATTATCTACTGGATTTAAATTAAAGAGTACATATAATAATTCTACTGCTTATAATCCAGGCGATGTTGTAATCTTTGGCGGACATTCATTTTCTGCTAAAGTAGATACGACAGGAAATACACCCGATTCAAGCACACATTGGGAAAAGATTGTAGAAGGCTTCACATGGAAAGATAGTTGGGCAGACACCACAGTTTATAACCCAGGCGACACAGTTAGTCATCTGGCAAATTCTTATCGTTGTAAACTAACACACACCGCCGCCAATGGAACTAATGATCCAGTTACAGATAGTTCTGGTACTTACTGGGACGTACTTGCAGAGGGTGATTCACAGGCAGTATTGACCCAACAGGGTGATGTACTATCACGAAACTCTACTGCAAATTTTAGAGTTCCTATCGGCACAGCCGGACAAGTACTTAAAGTTAATGCTGCCGGTCAAGAACCAGAATGGGGATATTCTAGTGTTGTTCCCGGAGTTTATTATGTGGGCAAGAATGGTGTAGATGATTCTACTACAGGACGAGGAACAACTCCTGATAAGCCTTACTTGTCAATTAAATATGCTTGTACAGCTTTAGATACAGCTGCAAAATCCAATCCAGATGCTTCAGCTCGATTGACTCTTAATAAAGAATGGTTGAAAGATGAGATTGTTGCTTGGATTGCTCAACAGGTATTTCTTAATACTAGTAATACTGGTTCACCTTGGTATAATTATACATATGATAATGCTAAGTGTCAGCGAGATATTGGTTATTTAGTTGACTCTTTAGACCACGATATGGTCTATGGTGGTAATGCTTGGATCAGACAACTTGCTATGATGTATTGGGCAAATGACACCTATCCTGGTGGTCCTTCAGGTGATACCGCAATGGTTGACGGTACACGGGAACCAGAAAGGCTTGCTCACGAAAAGTTGCGTGATATGATTAATAATAATGTGTTCACTGGAACAGCTTATAGTTCACTACAATCTCCAGTAATAACCACACAGAACACTACTGGGAATAATGGAGAAGCCGGCACAGATGCACTTATTACAGCTAGTGTATTAGTAGATACTAATGCTTTAAATACAGGCCTTTCGTCTTTGCCTACACTAGTTACACCAACAGCTGGAGCTAGAACTTTATTTGTTAGAACTGGTATCTATGAAGAACAGTTGCCGATTCTAGTCCCAGAAGGTGTTGCAGTTATGGGTGATGAAATGAGGAGTGTTACAGTCAAACCGACTGCAGGCACTTCAGACGATGGTTCAACACCTAATAACCGATCTGATATGTTCCAGATGACAGAAAAGACAACAGTACGAGGCATGACCATGACTGGTCTTATTGGACAGTTGGCGTCTGCTTCAGCTGATGGTTATCAACGGCCTACAGAATCAGCTGGTGCTACAAGATCAGGTGTTGCTGTTGCTCTTAATCCAAATGGATTAGTATATCGACAATCTCCGTTTGTGCAAAACGCAGTACATGTTAGTTATTCGGGTGCTGTTGGTATAAAGATTGATGGTGGATTACAACCAATGGGTTATGATTCTATCCTCTCCAATGACTTCACACAAATATGTGATGATGGTGTTGGTGTCTGGGCAAAGAATGGTGGTCGTTCAGAAATTGTTTCGGTATTTACATACTACTGTCATATGGGTTATCTTGCAGATTCGGGTGGTACAATTCGAGCTGCAAACTGTAACAACTCATATGGAGAATATGGTGCAGTATCTTCTGGTGTAGACCCACTTGAAGTGCCTACAGTCGGTACAGTTAATACCCGAAGTGAACAGGCTGTTGTAGGACGAGTACTTGCAGGACATAACACCGCAGGTACTAATGGAGTACTCCGAGTTGAATTTGAATATGCTGGTAATAATTATAACCATGGCGTAATCAAAACAACATCGAATACTGGTGCTGCACACGCTAATCGGGTTGCTGGTGCTTATTCCGGTGTTAGCCAAGACGGAACAACAGGTTCAGGAACATTATCAACATACAATATTGATGTTGGTGGTTCTGGTCAAATTACTAATTTGACCATATTAAGTGGTGGTTCTGGTCATGCTGTGACAGATACTATTACAATTAATGATTCGCAACTAGGCAATGGAGGTGCACCTGCACTAACATTTGATGTTGCTACTTTAGAAGTAGCTGCTGTTGCTTTTATAGGATCAGGCACATCTGCTGACGTAACATTAGCTGTCAATGATGGCGGTATACGGCACGTTGACGTAGTTTCACAAGGTGATGGCCACATCACAACATCTTCATCCGCTCAAACCGGAACAGCTACATCAATTACTCTTGCATTAGCAGACCCACGGGGTACGGGGTTCTATAATGGCATGAGATTAACTATTACTGATGGTACAGGTGCTGGACAAACAGGGGTAGTTGATGCATACAATGGAACAACTAAAGTAGCGACTATGAAGAATGAAGCAGGAGCTCCTGGATGGGATTATTTTGGAACCAGAGTATCTGCTGAAGCAGCATTAGATGCTACAACTACATATGAAATTGAACCTAGAGTTCATCTAACAGGTGGCGGTGCGCCAACAAGAGATGGTTTAGTTCGTGCAAAAGTAGAATCTGGCAAAATTTCAAAGATTTTTATTATAGATTCTGGTGAAGGTTACTCAGCTGCACCAACAGTAATAATTACAGACCCCAATGCTACAACTCTTGCTACAGCAACTGCTGAATATGGAAATGGTGTAATTGCTTCTCAAACACTAACAGCTGCTGGTTCGGGTTATCAAACAGCGACCACAAAGGGTATAATTTCTGGTGATGGTTATTCTGATATTAATCCAGTAGGCCAAGCGTTTGTTGCTAATGGTCTTTCAAAATCTCCGAAACCAGGAACTGCTTTTGAGTTTACTGGTTCATCGGTAAAATATCTTGTTGTTGCTGCAACTAACTATCAAGGCCAGACGAAGTTTACTCCGACTGCGGCAGCATATACTCCTACAACAGGCGAATTAGTATTAACTATTGGAACACATTCTCTAACAACTGGACAATTTGTAGAGATTGCAAATAATAGTTTAACGTTTACTTGTGCTCATGACAGTCATGCTACTCCGCATACATATCCACGGTCAACTGATCCAGCGGGCAACCAAGCCTCAGTGACAATTAGTGCAATAGCCGCAACCACAATTACAGTAAATGTTGGTGTGTCACCGAACACTACCGCACATACGTTTGTAACAGCTGCAGCTAATTCTGTTACGAGTGGTCTTGGACAGGCAACTATTGAATGTTCGCCTAATATTGTTAAAGCTGAATCTCCAGCACATACTACAGCCATTACATTTAGAGAGAAGTATTCTAACATTAGAATGACTGGACATGACTTCTTGGATATCGGTACTGGTAGTTTTGCAGACACTAACTATCCAACTGAAGAGCCGAAACAACTCGCTGATGCTGATGATGAGGTTATAGAGGCTGCTAGTGGTCGTGTATTCTATACGTCAACTGACCAAGACGGTAACTATCGTGTTGGTGATTTGTTTAAAGTACACCAGGCTACTGGTAAGGCTACACTTAATGCTGAGAGTTTTGACCTTTCTGGTCTACAAGAATTATCACTTGGTTCTGTAGCATTAGGTAATTTTGGTGCTACAATTACAGAGTTCTCTACAGATGGTACCCTGGCTTCAAATTCAGATGGTGCACTGGTAACAGAGAAGGCAATTAGAACGTATGTTGAAACCCAGTTGGGTGGTGGTAGTAACAACCTGACAGTCAACGAAATTCTAGTTGGCCAAATGAAGTTACATAGTAACATTTTGGTTACTACTGCAACTAACGGAGATTTAAAATTACAAACAGATGGTACAGGTAAGATTTTACTTGAAGCACAGACACAAACTGCAATTGCGCCGAGTGTCAGCACTGATGTTACAAATAAAGTTTATGTTGATGAAGAAGCTACTTCAACAACAACAGCTTTATATGCAGATCCGTTGACTGGTGCTTTGATGGAAATTAGGTCTACTAACTTTAATGTGCCATCGCAAGAAGCTACATTGCCTAATACCGATATGGTTGATACGCAATGGTTCCATGGGAGTACGACAACAGATGTTGCTGTTTCTTCAAAGGGACACTTACAACTTACAGTTACATAATATAAAGGATTAGTATAGAGGAACAAAAATGGCAGTTACAACAACACAAATAGGGAATCTGCATTTCAATTATAAAGGAGCCTTTGATAACGGAGCGACTTATCTGCAAGATGATGTAGTAGAACATCGTAATACAGACTTTGTAGCAATAACATCCGTTCCGGCTGCTCAAGCACCTGCAATTCCAAAGTCAGTAACTTATACTGTTACTGTTGCAGCAGGAACTCTGTATCCCACTGGATCAGGAAATACGTTCCATTTTGCTGGAGAAGGGGTAGGCAATCCAGCCTCCGCAACTACAAATCCAGCTCTTACTGTGATCCGAGGCGAAACACATCATTTTAATTTAGATGATTCGTCTAATGATGGACACCCCTTAGAATTTGCTACAACAGCATCGTCACAAACATCAAATCTATATGCGAAAAATGTTCGTTATTTTCTAGATGGTATGTGGGTATCTCAAACAGATTGGTCGACACTGGTAAAATTTAATGCAGCTGCATCTCGCAGAATAGAAATTAAATTTGCACCTGATGCACCTGTTGGTGGAACACCTGCAGATATGTGGTATTTCTGTGATGCACATGGTGCTGGTATGGGTAATGAAATTACAGTAACAAACGCAACACAGTATTGGACACCAATTAGAGAAAGTTTTAATTATCGGGATACACATGATAATACAAACGGCACGGTATATTATAAGAATGATGTTGTTAAAGTTACGGTAGATTATGATAATACATTAGGTGGTTCATCCTTTTCCGGTACCGGAATGCTTATGGCTGATCAAGTTCGGTCAACTGAAGCGATGTATATTTGTACTATAGAAAATACGGCTAACGGCACACAAGATACTAAGCCTTGGGATAACAATCCAAATTGGGAATTAAT